TCACCCATGAAACTGCTTATATTCGCGCAAGGCGGCTGCGCGACGTTCGTCCAGATACTGGGCCAAATCATCGAGATAAACGCCTTTTGCAGCCTTCTGACTTTCCTCGATTCGAACGAGCGGAATTTTGATATCGCCGCTCGTTACCTTTCTCACGAACTTCTCTGGCGTCAGGTGAGGAAAGTAGTCCCGGCAAATGTCTTCAATCGGGATGATCGCTTTGCCGCTATACTGAGCCATGAGCAGGAATGATGTGTTCACGGCTTCACCTCCGCGTGGGCCGCATATATGCATTTCGTCGCTTCAAACTGCTCATTATGGGATTTGACCGCTTGGACTTTGTTGCCTTCGCCGGGGCCCAGGTAGAAGCATTCATCGCATTCGACGTGCCGCCAGCCGTTGTCATAGGTGTAGATATCTACATTAGCGTTGCCGCACTTCGGGCAAGGCTTTATCTTCGGCAGTCTCATGACTGGACCTCCGGTGCGATAAATTCGGCGTTTCGGGTACTGGTAAAACACCACGGCACAAAGTGAAGATTATGTTTGACCTGCCACGCATCGCAGGCGGCTTTCAGCATTGCGGCGAGGTCCTTGATTTCTTCTCCCGATACGTCAAAGATATTGTCGTCGCTATCAGGGTTGCGCATGTCGTAAGCGCTCTCTTCGGCTTCCTCAATGACGGTGCTCGCGCTGATATAATCCCGGAGATAAACTTCGCTCTTGACCGCCTCGATAACGTGAATGCCGACATCATCGCCAAAACTATCACGAGCCTCTTCAATGGCATCACTGCGAGTATCGCATGGGCCGATGGCATAATGTTCGTCATTTGAGCCAGCGTACCATTTCCATCTTTTCTCAGTCATGCGACTTCCTTTCGAGCGGTTGGTGCGCCTGAGTTTGCCGGATGTGGCGGCAACTGCGCTTGAAGATTGAGAGATTTCAGAAGATTGCGGCTGTCTGCCCACTGGGCGTGACCGATCCATGCGGCGAGGAAACGCTCCAGCCGCTTATGTTCGCCGCCTGCGCGGTAGGCCTTGATCTTGCGTCGCGCCCGGATCACGCTGTCGCGACGTAGCAGCTTGTGCGTAGGCCAGATCCGATAGCCGACGAAGTTTGCGCCTCGACTGGCAGGCTGGATGCTCCACTTGGAAAATCGCAGGCCGAGTTCTTCTCGCGACATCTCTTCGATTGATGTGCGAACCTTGCGCAGATGCTCGGATGACTGGCCCAGAACGACGATATCGTCCATGTAGCGATACCAGTACTTCTCGCCGAGACCTTGTTGCAGATGGCGATCCACGACGCCGCCATAGATGTTGGCGAGGATCTGCGACAACAGATTGCCAATAGGCAGGCCGATGCCGTCACGGGGCAACATGGTTTCGATCAAGTGCAAGGTTGCCTTGCAAGATATCTTTGCCTCGATCAGCTGCCAGAGTTTGCCGTGCTCGATGCTGGCGAAGTAGCGCGAGAAATCAGTTTTCAGGATATAGAGCGGCTGATTGCCCTTGGTGAGCCTGCGCATATCGGCCTGCACGGCAATCGCTGCGGCATGTGTTCCCTTGCCTGTTCTGCAAGCAAAGCTGCGCGGCAACAGGGTTGCCTCGAATATCGGGCCGATGACCGCGCAAAGTGCGTGCTGGGCGATACGATCCTCGAAAGGCAGTGCGGATATCATCCGAATCTTCGGATCATAGATCTTGAACTCGCGTGGCTGTCCTGGTCGATACGTGCCGTCACGCATGGCGCGTGCCAGATCTTCAAGATTGAGGATGGAGAACTCGTTGTATTCGAGAAAGCCGGGTGTCAGGCGTTTGGCGCTCGATGTCAGCCGGTAGGCGTGGCGCATATTGGCGTCGGACGTGATCTTCTCGATCAGGTTTCGATATTTCTTTCCCATGGTATTGCCCCCGCAATGCCGGTCGCGGGTTTCGACAGCGTGACCGCTGCTACTCCCCGCTTTACCGGACCCCGTAATGTATTCGCCTAAGCCGGAAAGTCGGGCCGACCACCCTGACGGCGCGATATGGATCACGTTGTCGTCATTGGAGGAAGATGACCGGCATGGCCGTGACCGATGCCGAGTCGTGAATGGGGTGTCGCTAGCGCCGCGCGCGCCGATGTTCTCGTTCGAGTTCTCAGCCCAGTTGTCCAAGTTCGCGTACCGCGAGCCCGCGTTCGATCCGTTGATCCACGAGCCGCCAAAGATGGACGGGCGCAACAGCGTCATGACCCCGACCGCCCGTTGCTTTTTGCAGCCTTGATCCACTGGCCGAGCATCGCTCCAGTTTCAGCGATATGGCGAAGCGCCACGCGATGCTGATGATGGGAAACGAATTTCAGCTTCGGACTGGCTGCAAAGCGCAACCAGAAACGCAACGTTGCCAGATTGGCGTCTGCTGCATAAAGCTTAGAAGCCTGTTTCGACTTCGCTGCCTGATAGAGAAGGCCGACCTGATCGAATAGCAGACCAATCATCTTATCCCGCAAAATGCCGTGGCGGCGCGGGCAGGCTTGAATGATCGGATACAGATAGGTGACGGCGCTCTCGAATTTTTCGACAATCGCCAGATCCTGCGGATTTACAAATTCATCTCTTGTCATGACTGGCGATTGCCCTCTTTGCGGGACCCGCGCTTTCGCGCAGGTCAATCAAGCTTCAGGTGGTCGCTAGCGCCGCGCGCGCCGATGTCCCCGTGCGAGAGCTCAGCCCAGCCGTCCAAGGCCGCGTACCGCGAGCCCGCGAACGATCCGTAGATCCACGAGCCGCCAAAGACGGACGGGCGCGGGTCATCTGGATGACCGTCCGTGCCCCACTGCCACATGGTGCCGGTGATATCGAACATGCCCCAGCGGCTGACAAGGCGAGCGGCATTGTCTTCGAGTGATCCGGTAAGTGTTGGCTCATCGTCGCGGGATGCGCGTTCTTTCACGCCATAGGCGGCTGCGAAGAACTCTTCTGCGCCTAGCAGGCGCTTGCCATGGTGCGCGTAAATCTCGCTGACAGTTGCGAAGTCGCAGCGGTCATAGGTGCCGTCGCCATTGGTTCGGAAGGGCAGATCCCGGCCATCGGCAATCGTGACACCATGAGCGCTTGTACCGTTCTTCAGGTGATCGACGCCAAGCAGGTAAATGTCGGCCCAGAAAAGCTTTCCGCCTAATGTCTCGACAATCGCCATGCCGCGTGGATCGGGGCAGGAAGGTCGGAATCCGACATCCCAGAGCGAGTAGGGATTTATGGCCGGTATGCCGTCGCCACCATTGTTCGCAGTGGCGTTGCCGCTTGGCGCAAAATGGAAGCCCGCAAACGTCTTGCCATTCAACGGGTTTTCATCGGCTGCCTGAATGTAGAGGTCGCCCATGGCGTTAATGCCGATGGTATAATCTTTGCCAGCAATGAAAGGATCTGAAGCGATTGGCGTATCGCGTTCGAAATGAACGGTCGATCCATCTATGGTGATCGACGTTCCGCCACGGATTGAAACTATGGCTGGATCTTCAAGCTGGATGATTGGGTGATCCGCTCTGGCTCGCCCGATGGTTATCGGGTGTTTCATCATTGCTGCTACTGCTGTCGTCATGGTGTTTGACCTTGCTGAAAATGAAAGGGTGAATTGTTCCGATGGGCCGACGCTGTGCCGCGTCGGCTGGACCTGCGCTTTCGCGCAGGTCAGACAAGTGTCAGGTGGTCGCTAGCGCCGCGCGCGCCGATGCTCCCGTTCGAGAACTCAGCCCAGTCGCCCAAGGTCGCGTACCGCGAGCCCGCGTTCGAGCCGAGGAACCACGAGCCGCCAAAGATGGACGGGCGCGGATCCTGCGGATCGCCGTCTGTGCCCCATACCCAAAGGTTGCCAGTGGCTTGCATCAGGCCGAAAAGGCTTGTTCGGGCAGCATCAAGACCGGTAATTTCGGGGTGACGGTTGGCGCTTGAACGCTCGGTCACGCCATAAGCAGCTGCGCGAAACTCGTCATATGTCGGCAGACGCTTGCCATGGCTTGCGAGGATTCGAGTTGCATCGGCATAGTTCAGGCGATCCAGCGACCTGCCATGTGCGATCTTTTCGCCAAACAGGCTAGTGCCGCGCCCTTCGTGGTTGACGCCCAGGAAATAGATATCAATCCAGAATGAATGACCGTTATCCAGAGTGACACGGGTCATGCCGCGAGGGTCAACGTCATCAACATCGATGCTGTTGCCCGGTCGAAAACCGAAATCCCAGATTGAGTGCGGATTGATGGCGGGAATGTTGTCGCCACCACTGCTGTCATCAGCGTTGCTGCCGGGCGCAAAGTGAAAGCCGCCGAAGAACTTGGTATTCAAGGGATTGCGGGTCGCGGTTTGAACGACAATCTTGCTGTCGGGATCGATGCCGATTGCATAGTCGTGACCGGGCGCAAGGTTCTGCAAGCCGATTTCGTGATCATCGGCAAAGGTGTGAACGATATCGCCAGTGATAATCGTGGTGCCAGCCCGCAACGCAAGTGAGATAGAGCTTCTTGCAAGCAAAACAGGTGCATTGGCGTCCGGGCGCACGATGGCGGTAGGCTGAGCTAGCTCGATAGTGTCAGTCGTCATGACGTAAGCCTTTGGTTTGATTGACGGATAAAAGTGGGAACTCATTTCGAGGAACGGCTCTTCGCCGTTGATCTGTGTCACGGCTTCAGCCGAAAAATATCTGCGCACCAAGGGCGACGGCAGCTGCGCAACTGGTGCCGAAAATCGCCAAAGCCAGACGGAATGCCGTGTCGCGATCTTCGATCTGATAGTTGGTTGGAAGGTTGAAACCTGCCTCGGTGCGGAACTGGACGTCATCATGCATGGCGCGAAACTCCTGCGCTTGAATGATCGGATGATGTGATTATCGGGGAGGAGAAACCTCCTCCTGACACAGGGTGTCTGGACTTCGCCCATGACCCACGGTTGTAATAGCGGTGCCGATTCGCGGGGGAACGCGAGTCGGCACCTTCACCCCATCGTGCGAAAGGCCACGAAAGGACGATTTGAATGAATGATAAGACGAATAAGTCGAACGGAACGCACGGCGGCTCTGGCCGTGACACCGCTTCGAACCACGGGGTCAAGAACGAAAGTTCGAACGAAACCAGGTCACATGGAAACCAGCCACCGCCAAAGAGCGGAGGCGGCAAGAAGGGATAACCCAGATGAGCGCTGCGACGACACCTGACGATGAAATTGCGGAAGCCATTTTCGGTCTCAGACATATGGCGTTGCGCAACGCGCTTTATCATACTGCACGTTACCGCTTTCTGGATGGCGTGAACCGTTGGTTCAACTTCATGGTCATCCTCGGCGGAACTGGAACGGCGGCTGAAATAGCCAAGTCTAATACCGGTGCAGCCACAATTCTTGGTGGGGGCATCGCCGCAATTGGCGCGCTGCAACTGGTGTTTGATTATGCGGGCCGTGCCCATCGGCATGAGGGTTTGCAACGCCGCTATTACGAAATGCTGGCGGACATTGACTGCGCGGCGAGGCCGGGTGGAGATGATTGCGCGCGGTGGCGCGCCGACGTTTCGCGCATTGCCGCCGATGAGCCGCCTACAATGCGTGCTCTTGATGCCATTGCCGACAATCAGGCCACAAGCGCTTTGCTTGGTGGCGACCGTCCGCGCATGAAGGTTACATGGTGGCAGTCTATCACGCGCCAGCTTTTGGCTCACAATGGCGGGAAATTCGATATCGATCCCTACTGGAAGTCGGCTGAAGAGCTCGCTGCGGACCGTGAAACGGCTAGGGGTGGCGATTAGGTTCATTGCGCCGCCACCATGAATGTGAGCGCGGGTCTCTTCGTGATGACCGTATGCGGCTGGCCTTCAAGCGCATCGGAAAGTGCTGCCACCGCCTCAATTGGCGCCACATCCCATATTTCAATCTGGACATCGCTTGAACGGTCGCCGTCCATGATGCCATGAAGCGCCGCGCGCTCGGCCTCATTCAGATTGCGCCATTTCTGGATATCGTAGTCACCGAACAGGATACCTCGCGAAGATCCGCGCTGCATGTGACCAACGGAAAATCCGTGATCCTGGAGCAATCTTTCTGCGCGCCGGACTGCGGCGAAGTCACCCTCGTCCGTTAGTCTCGCCATGAAAATGATATTTGACATTGGTTTCTCCGCTTGAACTCGGAGAACCAGCTGCGCCTTCTACTCTCAAACACGCCGGCGCAGCTGGCTTCCGGTAGGCAGGGATATGAATAATGAGGGATATATCCCGTGTCAATAACAAATAAGGGATATGTCCCGCAAATAATTTGACGCGGATCTGTCCGCGTGTAGAATCAGTGCTGTTTGAAGGGGGAACTTTACGGTTCATCAACCGCCATCGGTTAAACATAAAAGGATGTTAGGAGCGGGCAATGGCTGACACTTCAATTGAATGGACCGATGCGACTTGGAATCCAGTGGCTGGATGCACGATCCTGACGGCTGGCTGCACCAATTGTTACGCCATGCGTATGGCTGCCAGATTGGAAGCTATGGGCGTTGATAAATATGGTGGCACCACACGCAAATCAGGTGGTCGCGCCAAATGGACAGGTAAGATTGTGCTTGATCACAAGGCCCTGTCGGTTCCTGAAGGATGGGCAAAGCCGCGCCGTGTGTTTGTAAACTCCATGTCAGACCTGTTTCACGCTGACGTTCCAATGGAATTTATCCATAGTGTATGGGGTGTTATGGAGAATACACCACGCCATACCTACCAGATACTTACCAAGCGACCAGACCGCATGGCTGAAGTTTTGAAGCATCAAAGTTTCAAAGTTCTTCAAAATGTCTGGCTTGGTACGAGCGTAGAGGATGCGCGTGTTTTGCATCGGTTGGATGAGCTTCGGGAGGTGCCCGCGGTTGTACGGTTTGTGTCGTATGAACCCCTGATCGGCTCGGTTGCCGGTGGCGATCTTCGGGATATCCACTGGGCGATTGTCGGCGGAGAGTCCGGGCCGAACGCGCGTGCCATGGACCCGAAATGGATTGACGAGATATTCGATCAGTGCACTGATGCTGATGCGGCCTTCTTCTTCAAGCAATGGGGCGGAAAGAATAAAAAGGCCGCAGGCCGTACTTATCGCCAGCGCACATGGGATGAAATGCCGACTGTGATGCACCCTTAAAAGAGTGCACCCTGTCCATCGTCGATGGCAGATTTCCAGAATGTGTGTGCCAGATTATGCTTCGCGGCAAGCAGCAACCAATAAAGATGCTGATTGCGACTCCCGGTGATCAGGCGCATTTCCGCTGAAGGGGCAATGCCAAGTTTGGCAACTTCTGACTGCCAATACTCAAATACTTCCTTGCGAATGCCCTTATGTGTTTGATGCAGGTTTACGTTCGTCTTCCAGCCCGGCGCGAAAATATCGAAGGCATTCTGTTGTGCGGTCAAATTGAACCCCAGATTTCGCTGGAGGTCCATTTTGCTGACATGGACCAGAATGTCGATCCGCTTCAACGATGCCAATTGCGCCATGATCGAAAAATCAAACGCCCCTAGATTGAATGGATCAATGAAAGCGAAATGAAGAGCGTGACGATTAAGTTGTGATAGTATCTGCCGGATTGTGTTTTGGGCTTGGCCATTTATGGCAATGACTGGCGCGCCTGCGCGCTTTAATCTCTCTTCGGCAGCTTGCAATCTATTTGCATCGGCATCCGCGATATAAACCCGGCTGAATGGCGCGCCGCGTTGTACACTCATTTTCCATGCCGCGACACAACTTCCATCGATAAATTCCCCGGTTCTGCGAAGTCGGGCTTTTCCTGTGCCGGAGAAGAGGTCAATATAAGTTGCTCCTGCCTTGCCTGGTCCGAGAAACTTGGTGCGAACACTGCGCGTTATATCGACGTACCGACAAAGAAGCTCGTGTTTTTCCTTGGCCCAAACGCCAACATCTTCTGCAACGAGACCGTCATCCCCCTGTACCAAATCCCCCACGCAATTCTCCCATAGATTTTTATTACGACTGACTCTTAATCATTCTCAGCACCATGCAATCTTGAGGGCAGCCAAGACGGTAACCATGCACGCATGCGCCGCCGCAAGGGTTGCGCAAGGCGATTATGAGGCCTCGCGTTGTGACGTGCTGGATGCTTCGGATATGTCGCCACTCTCGCCAGAGAACAGCCAGTCGGCGCTGATCCGGGTAAGGTTGCAAAACCGGGACACAAGATTGGGGGCGATAGGTGTGGTTGTTTCAAACTTCTTGTATTGCGCTTCCGTGACACCAAGCGCCTTGGCCGCATCTGCCAGAGTAATGTTGGCGCGGGTTCTGGCCTCATGCGTGCGGGCAATGATTGCCTCGTTCGACGTACTATCTGGCGTACTGTCCGCAGGGTTTTCCTTTGGGCCGCTCCCAAATGCAAGCCAATCAGGTGTCGTTTTCAGAACCACCGCAACTTTTATCAGTGAATCGAGTCGAGGAAGTCCCTTTGCGCGTAGCCAATCACGTACTAAGTCAGGACCATGGCCTGACGAAACACCTACTGCCCGCATAGACAGGCCGAGATCCTTCATGCGTACCTGAACACGCTCGATTATTTGCTTTTTAATATCGTCTTCCATGACGGGATTATTCCCGTGTGTATTTGCTAACGCCAGCGGGATAAAACCCGTTGACATGTGCGGGACATGTCCCGTATATGTGGCGTATGAACAACATTGATGCATTTCTTGTTCTCGTGGATAGTTATGGTGCTTCTGCCGGTGTGGCGGAAGCAACGGTGTCGTCACGTCTGTTCAATGATGGAAAACGTATCGCAAGCATTAGGCGCGGTTCGGATGTAGGAGTTCGGCGACTTCGAGTTGCGTTGGAATGGCTCTCCGACCACTGGCCTGAAGGCGCTGCCTGGCCTTGCGATATTCCGCGTCCATTTAATCACATTCAATCGCCCGCCAGCTCCTCGGCGGGTGAGGCTGGGGCGTCGTCGCCAAACTCCGACGTCCCAGCAGTTTGTCAGGGTAGAGCAGAGGTAGCTCGCTTGGCTCATAACCAAGAGGTCGCCGGTTCGAATCCGGCCCCTGCAACCAGTTTGCATGATGAATTGTGCCACCCGAGTACTGCAATGCAGGTGAATGGCAATCCAAGTCCGACCTCGGGTGCGATGGACTTGGTAGAAGTGGGAACCGGTCAGATTAGCGCGGTGCTTCCGCAAGAGTCCCATAAAGCAACCAGTTTCAGTTCGTCCGGTACCTCCTCCCAGTCGGACGAAAGTTTCGGGGCCTGCCATCCTGCTGGTGGTGGCAGTGCTCCGGCATCTATTTCCGGAGATGTGTAGATGGATGGCGTTTCTTATTATCACATCATCATTTCTTTGGTCGCTGCCAATGTTGCATCGCTTGCCACCCTGGCTGGCCTTGCACTGCATCGCTCTTTCGTTCTGACCAAGCTTTCCGAACTGCATTTGGAGAATGTCGAGCTGCGCCGCAGGGTGGGTGTTCTTGAGCGCCCGTTGTCCGTGAGGCTTCGCACATGATCCTGAGAATGGCACTTCCAACTGTCCGGCCTCCGTAGCTGTTCGTCGCTCCAGCCATATCGGCAGGGCTGACGCATTTCACTGAATCCTTTGATGACATTTTTTCCTTGACGCTTTCGGGGAGGTTTTCGTGCGCACAATTTCAGAGCAAGAGCAGCGCTCCCTCAAGCTGGCGACCGACGGCGCGTACATTCTGGCGGGTGGTATTTCCAACATCCTGCCATTTACCCGCGTTGGAACATCGACGCTGTCGAAGTATGCGTCTGAAAGCGATGACTTTCGGGAGAACTTCATACCGATTGATGTCGCTATTGAGGTGGATCGGCGTGCGAAATCGCCGCTGATCATCAGGAATGCGGCTGCGCTTCTCGGCTACGAGCTCGTGCCCGCACAATCTCAATCATCGAACTCATCCCCACGCGCACCGATCACGGAAATTGATGCCCATCGCGTCATGAAAGAAACGATGGATGTTGCCCAGGCGATTATTGAGGCCCGGAAGGATGATCGCATTGATGCCGCTGATCGCAAGATCATCCTGAAGGAAGCGCGTGAGGCAATCCGGGAGCTGGAGCGATTGGTGTTGGGACTGGAGGTCGAAGCATGATTTCCGGAACAACACTGAAATTCATCATCATTGATGAGGTGGGTAATGCCCATCCGCCGCGCTGGCGTCATCCAGCCAGTCGCTATGGCTGCGACCGTTCGCGCCAGATCCTCAATCGATTTCCTGAAAAAGCAGACCTGATAGCGCGGGCAACCGTAGAGGCTGGCTCGCGCACTCGCTCCGGAAAGGCAGTGTGTCATGCCTAAGAAAAAAGCCGAATACGATCCATGGACCCCAGAGCCAATCAAGCCAGCCAAGCGCGGTAAAGCGGCGGCGGCTGAGCCAGAGGATCACGACCCGGAAACCGGAGAAATCCGCGATGCGGATCATACTGGTGATGACATTACGTCTGCTGCCAACACCATAGCGGCAGGGCAGCTACGCGCATTCATAGAGCGTATCGAACGGCTTGAGGAAGAAAAGAAGGTTATCGGCGAAGACATCAAGGAAGTTTACGCCGAGGCTAAGGGTTCTGGCTTCGATCCCAAAACGATCCGCCGCATCATTAAACTTCGGACCCTCGACGACGCAACGCGCCATGAAGCCGAAACAATGCTTCAGCTGTATATGGATGCGCTCGGCATGGATGGAGGCACAATCGTATGACCTCCGCCAACTCTTATGGTGCGCAGTTATGGCGGTTTCTTCGCCGTCATTCTGATCTCATCATCCCCATTACAGCTTCCGTTCTTCTGTCGCTGCTGATGGCTGCGCCATTCGCCCTAGTCATCATTCTTGCGGAGGCTCGTTGATATGCAGACCCCAAACTTTAACGTCACGGTTCGGTTGAACGCCAAGGCTTATGGAAGCCTTGCAACCATGGCTCAGAGCAAGGGCTATAAGCCGACTGCATTTGCGCAGATGCTATTCGATGCAGCCTTTGCGGCTCGCGTCGGTCATGAGCGCGGTGTTCCTGTTTCAGATCGCGAGCTGGATCTGCACGTTCGATTTGCAGCGGCGATGGCGGACGGTATTGGCGCAGCGACCTTGGAGCGGGCCGTTCTCCTTCTCGAAGGGCACCGGGCAAAAGAAGCTTCGTCCGCTCGTAAGTCCCGAAAGACTGGCGGTGCGACATGACCTATCCGGCGCATCCACTAGCCGATATTTTTCCGATGATTGCGGAAGCTGATTTGAAGGTTCTTGCGGCTGACATTGCCGCAAACGGTCAGGTTGATCCGATCCTTCTCCTGGGCGGCAAGGTGCTTGACGGCAGAAACCGGCAAGCAGCATGCAAGCTGGCAGGCATCGAACCACTCTATACTGATTTTGGTGGCACTGATCCGGTCAGTTTTGTCCTGTCGAAAAATCTGCATCGCCGTCATTTGAGTGAAAGTCAGCGCGCCATGGCGGCTGCGATGATTGTCGATTGGGAGCGCGGCATCAACCAAACCACTGCCGGGGCTGCAAATTTGCAGACCCGCCGCGCTGCTGAAAAGCTGTCGATCTCGGAGCGGTCGGTATTCTCGGCGAAGCGGATCCGCGAGCATGGTGCGCCAGAGCTGATCGAAGCGATCCGCTGCGGAAAGGTCGCCGTCCATACCGGCGAAGCGATTTCAGAACTCCAGCACGCCGAACAGGCGCGCGTCATCCGCGAGGATCGAAAAGCGATTGTCGCGAAGGCGAAGGAAATTCGCGCCGAACAGCAAAAGCTCAAGCATGCTGTTCGTCTTGCGACTATGGCAATGGTGGCCGAAAAGGGTAAGGCGACGGCACCGGCAAAGCTGGATCGGCTCTATCCGGTCTATTATGCGGATCCCGCTTGGAAATATCAGGTTCATTCGGAAGTGACAGGGCGCGAAAAGAGCGCGGAAAATCACTATCCGACGATGCCCACCGACGAAATCGTCGCCCTGATGGTCAAACTGATCGGCGGCAGTCATCCTGCCGTTCTGTTCCTTTGGGCAACAAATCCGATGCTCCTGGATTCGCTGCGGGTTATGGAGGCTTGCGGCTTCACCTACGTCCATCACTGGATCTGGGACAAGGTTGATATCGGCACCGGCTATTGGGGCAGGGACCGACACGAACTCTTGCTCATCGGCAGGCGCGGCGAGGTGGCATGTCCATTGCCGGAAATGTTGCCGCCGACTGTCTACGCCGAAAAGAAAGGTGAACACTCCGCCAAGCCTGAATATTTCGCCGAGCAGATTGAGAAGTTTTATCCGAACGTCCCAAAGTTGGAATTGAATGCGCGCCGCAGGCGTCCTGGATGGGATGTGTGGGGCTATGAGGCTGGGGAGGCGACATGACCCAGCTTAGCCTTCTTGACGCTTTGCGAAGCCCGCCAATCATTCAGCCGGTGGCACCTCACGATGAGGTTATTCAAGGGCAGGCAGACGATCGTTTTGTATTGCCGCATCCGCGCCTCGCTTGGCCGCTCGCGCAGATAGATTTGCACAAACATAGCGATGGCACGTGGATGTGGGGTGTGAAGTTTAACGCGGGTCATCACGGCAGAGGTTATCGCGTTGGCCCAAAGTGGGGGAAGTTTGCCGCCACTCACGAAGACGCGTTGTTTTATGCGGCTCGCGAACTGCATGCAAATCTGGATGGCGATAAAAGTTCGGATGCGGTGAAAATCCGTGCCTGGCTCGCCTCAGTAGCTCCGGAGGCGTCATGACAGACAGCATGCTTCCAATTCTCCGCGCCATGCATGATGCTGGCACTGACGCCGAACGGGCGGCAATTCTGCTCACATGCCCGATCCACATCATGTTGAAGTATCGACAGGTGCTGGAGGGCGCTTGCGCCTGCCACGGTTTTGCTGCGGGCAGCGAGTATCTCACTTGCTTTTACGCGGCGATGCATCAGACGCGATATCGCGGCAATGTTCGCGGCGCAGCACTCAAGCATGCTGAAGGGCAATTGCTTTTGCTCTGTGATCTGGTGTCGTCATGAGCACGGATGCTGATGAGCTGCGCCGTGTACGCGCAAGACTGGCGGCGCTGGAGGGTGCTGACTGGCAGTTATGTTGCGATGGCGATGTGTCGTTTGTCGAGGCGAAGACGCGGGACGGTGATCTTAACAAGATCGCCACGTTTCATGCGGGTGCAACATTCGATGAGATTGAATTTATTGTCGGCGCACCTCGCATGGCGGCGTTCATGCTCGATCTGGTGGATCGGGCTATCGTTGCCATGCGTCATAGCTCGCCAAAGTCAAAGCAGAAACGAAAGCCATATGACTTTGCCCGCGATGCGGCGATCAAATGCGGAGAGCCTGCATTCAAGGTGTTTCTCGAGGAATGTCATGGGCTTGAGCGGCCTTTGACAACGGAACGCGTGACGGAACGGCTCCGCACGATCCTGAATATCAAATCCAGAAAAGAACTGAATGAAAGTGGCGCTGCGGCTGAGCGTTGGCGTGATCTGCGCGCTGCTTTCGAAACATGGAAGAGGGTAGGTTGACGATGGGATATCCAGTTAATTTTCAGGGCGCGAATGTGGTGCTTAATCCGCCCAAAGGGGATGACAGCGTCCAGCCGCTCCACACCTTCACAAATGGC